GGATATTTTGTATTTGGAGGACCGGTAAACGATAGAGCTTAATTATGTCAGGAATTAGTTATAACACTTTAGTATCACAGATTAGAAACTACACAGAAGTAGACTCTAATGTTTTAACTACAGATATATTAGAAAACATTATTTTAAATGCACAACAAAGAATATTTTATGATGTGCCAATAGATGCAGATAGACATGTACAAGAAGGTACCTTGTCTGCTGGCAACAACTCTATAAATGCTCCAGCAGGAGCTTTGTTTATAAGAGGCATAGAAGTATTTAATTCTACAAGTGCTACAACTGGCCCTGGTCAATGGTTAGAGAAAAAAGATCAAACGTATCTAGCTGAGTATGTAAATAGAACGACTGGACCTGAAGGTGGTGTAGATGGTAAAACAGTTACTGGATTACCTAAATACTATGCTATGTTTGGTGGCGCTACGGGTCTAAGTGATACTACATCTGGAGCTATGTATTTTGCTCCTACACCAGATCTAGCCTACAAATTTAGAATATATTACAATAAAATTCCTGTATTATTAGAGTCTAGTAATCAGACTAATTATATAAGTTTGAACTTTCCTCAAGGTCTTTTATATGCCTGTTTAGCTGAGGTCTATGGGTTTTTAAAGGGTCCAACGGATATGTTGACATTATATGAGGGAAAGTATAAACAAGAAATACAGAAGTTTGCGGGAGCACAAATAGGTAGACGTAGACGAGACGATTATACGGATGGAACAGTTAGAATCCCAGTCAAGTCACCGTCACCATAAGAGGATAACATATTATGACTATAACATCAGCAATAGCTAATACTTTTAAAGTAGAAATTTTACAAGGTGGACACAACTTCAATGATGCAAGTGGTGCACCTACAGGTAACACATTTAAGATTGCATTATATTCTAGTGACTCTGCAAGTTTAAGTAAATCAACAACTGCATATACTGCACCAGCAGATGCAACTGCTGATCCAACAAACACATACGAAGTTACACAAACATCTTCTGGTTACACAGCAGGAGGAAAATCTTTAACTCCAAGTGCAGATCCAGTTTTATCTGGTGACACAGCATGTGTTAAATTTAACGATATTTCTTGGACATCAGCTTCTTTTACAGCAAGAGGTTGTTTAATTTACAATTCAACAGCAGTCACAGGTTTTACAACAAACAGAGCAGTTTGTGCTGTAAACTTTGGTGCTGACAAAACTGTAACTAGCGGAACTTTCACGGTTCAATTTCCAGCTCAGACAGCAGGCAACGCAATCGTTCAGATAGCTTAGGAGGGTTACCATGCCCGATGTATCTTCAGGATGGGGTCGACTTACCTGGGGTCAAGCTAATTGGAACGAAGCCACTACATTAAAAACAGGATGGGGAGCTAAATCTTGGGGAGATAGTGAGTGGGGCAATCTTGCTGACGAAACAATTACACTTACAGGATTATCTTCAACAGCATCTGTTGGCGCATTAGAAATAGAATTACGACCTGGTTGGGGTACACTATCTTGGGGTATCAATGGTTGGGGTTCTGTAGAAGAAGCTAACGAAACATTACCAGCATTTGCATTAACATCAACAGTAGGATCATTAACTGTAACAGATCAAACAATGGGTCTTACAGGTCTATCTGCAACAAGTGCAGTAGGTTCTTTAAGTGTTATTGGAAGTGTGTCGTTAACATTATCAGGTCTAGGTTTAGTATCTTCAGTAGGTCTTTTATCGACTGATGATCACTCAGTAGGTCTAGCTGGTCAATCTGCAACTACGGCTTTAGGAACTCCTACAGTTACTCCAGAAACTCAAACAACTCTATCTGGACTTTCAATAACAAGTGCAGTTGGGGAAATTGAAATAACATCAAATTTAATATTACCTATATCTGGTGTATCTGCAACTTCTGCAGTAGGAAGTATTTCACCAGCAGATGTAATGGGATTAACTGGTCTATCATCAACATCTGCTGTTGGTTCTTTAACTACGGTTCAAGTAACTAATGCAAGTCTTGTAGGATTAGGTTTATCATTAACTGCTGAAGTAGGGGCATTTAACGCTATTCTAGGATACAAAGATATCGATCCTATATTGACGGCTAGCTACTCAGATGTTACTAGATCAACAAACGCAAGCTATTCAGACGTAACTAGAACTTCTGGCGCTAGTTACACGGATGTTGACAGTGTAGGCTAGATGAAATATATATTAACGATAACGTCGAATTCGAATAGGAGATAAGACAAAATATGGCATCAACATATACACCTCTCGGTATAGAAAAAATGGCTACTGGCGAGAATGCTGGTACATGGGGAACAAAAACTAATACTAACTTAGAGATTATTGAACAAATATCGGGTGGCTATAAAGTACAAACTTTAAATGCTGGAGGAGCAGGTGCTAATACTACAGCAGTAGATAAAACTGATGGTGGAACTGGTTCTACGGTTGCAACAAGAGTAATTGTTTTAGGTGCAGAATCTCCACAGACAATATCTGGAAATAAAATTATAACTTTTCCAGTTCTTACAGAAAATTTTTATTTAATTAAAAACAGTACATCAGGTTCTTACACAGTACAATTAAAAGCAGCTTCAGGATCAGGCAATACAGTAACATGGGCAACTTCTGATAAAGGTTGGAAATTAGTTTATTTTGATGGTGTATCAACAAACACAGGTGTTTATGATGTAGGTTTTGGAGCAGCAACTTCTCCAGGTGGATCAAATACACAAGTACAATATAACAACTCCGGTGCTTTTGGCGGAGATGCAGATCTAGTATGGACTGCAGGAACAGGTTTAATAATTAATTCACAGAAAGAACTAAGATTGGCAGATTCAGACGACTCAGCTTACATCGGTATGAAGTCTGCAGCCACAGTTTCAGGTTCGTATACAATAACATGGCCAGCTGCAGTAGCAGGTGGAAATGGTTATGTATTGAAATCAACAACTGGTGGGGTATTATCTTGGGCCGAAGAAAGCGCAGGCGGAACATCATGGCAAGCAATTAAAACATCTACATATACAGCGTCTGCAGGAGAAGGTGTTTTTGCTAATACTACTAGTGGTGCCTTTACAGTAAATTTACCGTCATCACCTACATTAGGCGATGAAGTAAGTATTGTAGATTACGCTGGTACATTCGATACAAATAATTTAACGGTGGGAAGAAACTCTCAACCTATAATGGGAACAGCCGCAGACTTAACCGTAAGCATAGAAAGAGCTGGCTTAACTCTGGTATATGTTGACGGTACTCAAGGTTGGCTGCTCAAGGATAAATAATCCATGGCAACTATAACTCTTACAGTAACCGTAGCTAATCCGGGCGCAGGCAATAGATATTACATTGATGGTGTTTTACAGGCAACTGTATCAGCCATACCAGGAAATACTTACAAATTTGATCAATCAGATGGAACTAACGATGGACACCCATTAAGATTATCAATAACTTCTAACGGAACACATTCTGGTGGTTCAGCTTATACAACAGGAGTTACAACTTCTGGTGTTCCAGGTAATGCAGGAGCATATACTCAAATAGAAGTTACAGCTACAACAGTACAAACTTTATATTATTATTGTACTCAACACTCAGGAATGGGTGGTTCGTTTAATGTTGGAAGTAGTGAAACAGTTCAATATCAAGAAAGAGCTGGCTTTGCAGTGCAAAACAGAACAGAAGATCCAGCACCATACGCACAAGCGATTGCAGATAATCCTTATGGAGGAGCATGGGCTAGTGCTGCTGCTTTAAATTTAGCTAGAAATAACGGAGCTGCTGTAGGAACTACAACCGCAGCTTTATATGCAGGTGGATATAATCCGCCAAGTAAAAGAGATAATTCTGAAACTTGGAATGGTACAGCTTGGACAGAAGGAAATAATTTAAACACAGCAAAAAGTCATATTAAAGGAGCAGGAGTTACAACATCAGCAGTAGTCGCAGGTGGTGAAGCTCCGGGGCTTACAAACGCAGTAGAAGAATATAACGGAACAAGTTGGACTGCTGGAACTAATTATCCAACTTCAAAAGCAATGATAGGTGGACTTGGTGCCTCTAACACTGCTGCATTATTTTTTGGTGGTTATCCAATAACCGCAGAATCATTTGAGTATGATGGAACTAATTGGACTGAAGGTGGAGATTTAAATACTCAAAGATATGGTCCTGGTGGAGTTGGTACACAAACTGCAGGTTTAGCTATAGGTGGACAGGTTCCTCCAAATGTAGCAAATGTAGAACATTATAATGGTTCATCTTGGACTGAATTAAGTGATTTAAACACAGCTAGAAATGGGATAGGAACATCTCATCAAAGTGCTTATACAAACGCATTAGCTTTTGGTGGAATCGGTCCACCATCGACAGGAAAAACAGAATCATGGGACGGTTCTAGTTGGACTGAAGTTGCAGACTTAGCAACTGCAAGATACGATCTTGGTGGTTCAGGAAATAATAATTCATCAGCATTAGCTTTTGGAGGTGATATACCTCCTAGAACAGACGTAACAGAAGAATGGTCTTTTTCAGGTTTACCACCATCAACACCTGCAGCAGATTACTCAGACGCAATTATTGGAGACATATATTACAATTCAACATCAGGGTCATTTAAAGCTGTTAAAGATGGCGGAGCGCCTATTGGATCTTGGGCATCAGGTGGAGCTTTAAATACTGCTAGAAGAAGTTTGGCGGGAGCAGGTATACAAACAGCATCTATTGCTTTTGGTGGTTATATATCAGCTAACTCAGCTTTAACTGAAAATTATAATGGTACAAGTTGGACAGAAGTAAATGATTTAAATTCAGCACGTATGGGATTAAGAGGTATTGGAACTAGCACGGCAGCTTTTGGTGTTGGAGGAGGAAACCCTGTTCCATCTCTTGGTGATAAAGTTGAATCTTGGAATGGATCAAGTTGGACAGAAACAACAGAAATAAATACAAGTAGATTGCAGTTTGCTGGAGTTTCAAGCGGTGGGACAACAACAGCAGGAATTGTTGCTGGAGGTTATACAACTACTAGTGTAGCAAACACTGAATCTTGGAACGGTTCGGCTTGGACAGAAGTAAACGATTTAAATACAGCATCCTCACAAGGAAGTTCTGGATTTGGAACTCAAACAGCGGCTATTGCTGCTGGTAAACATCCATATTCTAGTCCACAATCTTGTGAACAATGGGACGGAACAAACTGGACAGAAGTTGCAGAATTAAATACTCCTAGAGGTGAGGATATGGGATCAAACGGAACAACAACTAGTGGTCTACTTTACGGTGGTTATTTTAACCCACCTTCACAAAACAAAGCTAACACTGAGTCTTGGAATGGAAGCACTTGGACAGAACAGGCAGATTTAGCTACTGCTAGATATGCATTTGCGGGATCTGGAGCTAGTTCTAGCTCAGGCTTAGCAATGGGAGGTTATTCAGGTTCAAACACTACAGCAACAGAAGAATGGACTGCAGGAAGTTTTGAAATTAAGACTTTAACTACAAGTTAATATGATTTATAAACAAGTAAAAGGAGGAAGCAACTATGGCATATAAATATTGTACAGCGACTAACTGGGGCAAAGGTTTTTTTACTCATGAAGAGAGAAAACAATTTGACCTATCTGGTCATGCTGGAGATGTTTGGGTTGTAGGCGATAATCTTTACGGTGATCAATGGATCAGTAAAGTAGCTGGTGCAATTAAAACAAAAGAAGAAGCACAAGCTATCGTTACTGGTGAAATCGAAGCAGCACAAGCTGCTTGGGATGCATTGTCAGCTGAAGAACAAGCTACAAAACCAAGACCAGTAGTATATAATTTACCATAGTCCTAACCTATGGCTACGTATAAAAAAGAAAAAGGATTTGCAGTCCAAACACTGTCAAGCGATACAGCTGCGTCTATAGTAGAAACAGGATCTTGGTCTAGTGGTGGAGCTTTAAACACAGCTAGAGGACAAATTGCAGGATTTGGAAATACTTCAGCAGCTGGAGCAGCTATGGGTACTACAGGTTCCGTTGTTACTAGTTATGAACAATACAATGGTTCATCTTGGACAGAAACAACAGATATTAATACAGCAGGAAGAAACGGTCTTGGCACCGGTACAACAACAGCAGGATTAGTTTATGGTGGTTGGCCACGTGCTGGAAAAACTGAGTCATGGAATGGTTCTGCTTGGACTGAAGTAGGGGATATGACAAGAGGAGCTAACGGCTCTCAATCACAAGGTGGCGGTGGAACTCAAACCGCAGCTTTTGCTGCAGGTGGAGAACCTGGAACTAGTTATTCTCAACTTGCTGAAATTTGGGATGGTTCATCTTGGACTGAAGTTAATGATTTAAATACACTTAGACAAGCTCCGATGGGATTTGGAATTACAACTAATGGTTATATTGCTGGGGGATATTCTCCTCCTCTACCTTCTCCCTACCTTACTGGTAATGTTGAAGTTTATAATGGTTCTTCTTGGACTGAAACAACAAATATTAATTCTAAAAGAGGAGTAGGAGGTGGAGCAGGTAATGCAACTTCTGGAATAATTTTTGGTGGTCAAACTCCTAGTGCTTCTGCATTAACAGAGTTTTGGGATGGAAGTAGTTGGACTGAAGTAGGAGATCTGGGAACAGCAAGATACCAAGCTGGTAAAACAGTAAACCCTTCATCAGGATCAACAGATGCAATGTTTATAGGTGGAGAGGTACCTAGTTATGTAGCAGTAACAGAAGAATGGACAGTAGCATCAACTTTACATCAAATTAATTTAGGACAAGTTTATTTTAATAAAACAGCAAACGCTTTTAAAGTTACCGCAACATCAGTGCCTGGTGGCACTTGGGCTAGCGGAGGAGCTTTAAACACAGGTAAAGAAGGAAGCGCAGGTGCAGGCACACAAACTGCTGGTATAGTTGCAGCTGGGTATACAGGAGGAAGTTACACTCCTACTGCAACAACAGAGCAATACAACGGAACATCTTGGACAGAAGTTAACGATTTAAACACAGCAACTGCATCTGGAGGAATGGCACATAATTCTCCTTATACTGACACCGTATTTTTTGGAGGACTTCCAGCTCCATCAGCATCAGATCAAACAGAAGTTTGGAATGGTTCTAATTGGACTGAAGTTAATGAAATGAATACAGGTAGATATGGAACTGCAAGCTTTGGAAACTCTGGCTCATCAGCACAAGCAGCTGGAGGTCAATCTGGTCCAGGTTCTCCTGCAGCACTAGCCTTATCAGAACAATGGAATGGTTCTAGTTGGACAGAGGTTAATGATTTGAATTCACCTAGAAGATATCAACCTGGCGCTGGAGTATTGACTGCAGCAATAGTTATTGGAGGAGACACAGACCAACCTGGTTTTCCTGGTGGTAGATATACTGCTAGAGTAGAATCATGGGATGGAACTAGTTTTACAGAAGTTGGTGATTTAAACACTGGAGGTGCATACAGAGGTTCAGCGGGCACTCAAACACAAGCTATAGCTTTTGGTGGCGGTGCACCAAGTCCTTACGTAGTATTAAACGAAGCATGGAATGGAACAAGTTGGACAGAAATAAATGATATGTCTCAAGCTAGAAGAGCATGGAATTCAGGTATTGGACAATCAGCTACAGCAGGTATGGCTGCAGGTGGTGGAGGTCCATCAGCGGTGTTAACAGCAACAGAAGAGTTTACAGGGACAACAGCAAATAGTACAATTACATTAAGTTAATATGGCAAAATTAAAAGACATAAAAGGAACTAACATACAATTTTTAGCTACTGATCCAGTTGAGAATGTTGGGACTTGGGCAAGCGCTCCTTCAATGAACACAGGTAGACAGGAGTTAGCTGGAGCAGGATCATCTGGTTCTAACGCTTTGGCGTTTGGAGGAGACAAAGGTGGTGGGGCTCCTCACTCAGATACTGAAACTGAAAAATATGATGGTTCATCATGGACTGAAGTCAATGACTTAAATCAAGCAAGAGTTAATTTAGGTGGTACTGGAACTAACACTGCAGCTTTAGCCATAGCGGGTAGTTCAAATCCAGGAAACACAAATTATGTTGAGAAATGGGATGGAACTAATTGGACTGAAATAGCAGAAGTAAATACTGCAAAAAGCACTAACACTGCTGCCGGCACTATAACAGCAGCAATATCCGTAGGTGGAGAACCATCTACTGGTAACACACAAGTAGAATTGTGGAATGGTTCGTCTTGGACAGAAACAACAGAAGTTAATAGTGCAAAAAATGCTGCCGTTACATTTGGAACATCAACAGCTACAATATCAGCAGCTGGAGGTGGTGGTTCAACTAACACAGAACTTTGGAATGGAAGCTCTTGGACTGAAGTTAATAATTTAAATCAAGCTAAATATTCATTAGCTGGATGTGGACTTTCAACAGCAGGTTTAGTATTTGGTGGACAGATTCCTCCTAACACAGCAAACACAGAACAATGGGATGGAACGAGTTGGACAGAAGTTAATAATTTAGGACAAGCAACTGCTTATCAGGGTGGTTCTACTAATGCACCAAACACAGGAGCTTTAAATTTTGGTGGACAGTCTAGTCCTCAAACTTCAACAGAAGAGTGGTCTTTTCCAACACCACCTGTATCTCAATTACAAGAAGGTTTAATGTGGTTTAATTCTACTTCATCAACTTTAAAAGGTTATGGAAAAGCAGCAGGGATAACATCAGGATCTTGGGCAACTGGCGGAAATTTAAACACACCTAGAGAAAGATGGGGTGGAACTACTTCAACAGGAGGTACTACTGCAGCACTAGGAGCTGGAGGAGACTCTCCAGTTATAGATAGTGTTGAACAATACAACGGAACATCTTGGACAGAAACTACAGATTTAAACACTGCGCGAGGCGTTAGCGGTGGAGGATCAGGAACAACAACTGCAACATTAGTTTTTAGTGGTGGAGCCCCTCCGCCATCTCCTATTGTTACAAATAACGAATCTTGGGATGGATCTTCATGGACAGAATTATCTGAAGTTAACACAGGAAGAACGGAATCTAAAGGTGGTGGTACACAAACTGCTGCTTTATTCTATCCTGGTTATGTACCACCTCCAAGTACAGCAAGAAATAATTTTGAGGAGTGGGACGGAACTTCTTGGTCAGAAAAAGCAGAGGTTAATAGAGGAAGATCAGCTATAGGAGCAGGAACAACTTCACCTACGTCTGCTGTAATTTTTGGTGGATCTAATCCACCTCCAGTGCCTTCACCAACTCCGGCTGAAACATCTACTGAAACTTGGAATGGAACTAGTTGGACAGAGGTAAATAATCTTAATACGGGTAGAAACGGTATCATGAGTTTTGGAACTGCTACTTCATGCATAGGTGCAGGAAAATCTAATACTGAGGCACCTGTTGAATATTGGAACGGAACATCTTGGACAGAAGTAAATGAGTTAGGAACATTTCGTAATGGAGGTGGCGGATCTGGAAGTGCTGTTGCTGGTTTAGTATTTGCGGGTAATCCACAACCTGGTGCAGGAACTGCTACAGAAGAATGGGAAGCTTCAGCTGCAGTATCTACAATTACAACTTCATAGTTGACTTTCTGATAGAAAGATATATATAGAGATTAGAAATGAATAAAGGAGATAGCATGAACAAAGAAAAACGCAATATCGCGACTAAGTTAGAAACCGAGTCTAAGTATTTAACTAATATATTAGATAAAGACGACGTTAAAAGTTTTAAGAAATTAATACCAGAACTACAAGATACATGGATGAAGAAACAAATGTTTCGTACAGAAACAGAAATGAGATTCTCTGTGTTATCCGATAATAAGTATCCAACCAAAGCTGCTAAATATTGGCAGTCTGTTAGAGAACAGAATACACACTTTGAAAATTTAGTTCACTTATCATTTGACGCAAGAAAGAATGAAGTAGAAATTAAAAAACTACAAAGAGAAATTAAAGAAGTAAATGATCCATTAGATAAAGAAATGAAACAAGTAGAGCTAGAAGAAAAACTATATGCAAAAGCTCAAATGGAACTTGTTGCTAAACATAGAATGAGAGAAGTTTCTCTTTGGTCTAAACTTAAAAAAGAGTTTGATGATGGTAATTTTGACAAACAAGATGTTAACAATCACCAAGCACATTCTTACTTATTAAGATTACAACATCAAAAAAACACAATTACTCCAGGAACATCACAACCAGAAGTATTTAATGTTATGGGTCAGATTGATACTCTTGAAAGAGTAATTAGAGAAAAAGAGTTAGCACCGCCAGAAACAAGAAAGAAAATAAAAAAGTAATATGAAATTTGATTTCGTTTATCTAGGTCAAACGGTTTTAAAATACCAAGTTCCCCTAGAAGTATTCGTAGGTCTTAATGAAATCTACGAAAGACAAAAGAAACAATTACCCTCAGCTACTAAACAATTAGTTGGTAAAATAGAAGATGAAGTATCTTTATATTATTCTGGTCCTGACAACGACAAGATGCACCGACATTCTTTTTTGCCACAAGACATACTTAAATGGTTTTATACAGTCTTTGATCATTACACAGATTGGAACAAGATAGGTAAAACAAAAAAAGAAATAAACTCTGTTTGGGTTAATGAAATGAAAGCTAACGAATATAATCCTGTGCACATTCATCAAGGCAATCTCTATACAGGTTTATCATCTGTAATGTGTTTAAAACTACCAAAAGAAACAGGTGTAGAATATTCTGCTCCTGATAAACCTATGAATGGTAGACTCCAAATTATTGGAGGAGCTAATGGTCAATTTTCTAAAACGGATTATTCACCTCATATGAAAATAGGAGACTTTTATGTTTTTCCTTACGACATGAGACACTGTGTATATCCATTTAACGGAACAAAAGAAAAAAGAAGAACATTAGTTTGTAACGTTGATGTTGA